ACCCGCGGGTGTCAAAGCCGCAATTGATGGAAGAACGGCGACGGCTACAATAACAGACGACGCAACAATCACGCATTCATTGGGGTCAGAAGATGTAATCGTTCAAATGTATGATGCCACAACAAAAGAAACTATTTTTGCGGACGTGGTTCGAACAAACGCGAATCAAGTCACAATCACGTTTTCGGTTACGCCAACCAATAGCGTGAAAGTGCTAGTCATAAAAATGTAAAAAACAAAATAAAATATGGCGGTAAAATTTAATGCAGTCGTCACAAGTGACGCACCCGATGCGGACATCACGTCGCAAGGGGATAAGGCGTTGATTACCAAAGGATATGTCGACGCAAATTATTCGGGCGGCGGTAGTGGTGGCACAACGCCCGCGGTGATTCAAGTGACAAGCACGGACACCACAACAGACATCAACAGAACGACAACGTTCACCGTGCCATTCAATTCGGTTGATTTCAACACGAGTTCATCAAAATTCAGTTTCAACACATCGACGGGTCAGATTACCGTTCTTGAAGCGGGAACGTTTTGGGTTTATGCGCATATTTCATACAACGACAACGGACAAACATCACCCGTTCGGGCGAATCCATCGGTGCGCATTTACAAGAACGGAACGTCTTTGAATTACACGGGCGGACATGGTTATTTAAGAAATACAACGGGTCATGATGAAGCATCGAATTCGGTTGGTTGTTTGGTTCAATGTGTGCAAAATGATGTTTTAGATGTGCGAACATTGGCATTTACAACCGCCACGCAAGCGTTGGTTTTAACGTCGGGCGAATCGGTTTTTTGTGTTGCTGAATTGAATGGTTCAATTGCGCCGACGGGAATATCCGCAAACACGTCAACATCAACAACAGAAAACGTTGATTTGTCAAACGTAGCGGGCAAATATTATACGGCTTTAAGAACATCGGGAACAATCACCGTTGCATCAAGTCCCGCGGCGGTGACGGGTGGATTCGCACATTTGCGCGTTTCATACGCATCCGCAGAACCGAGCGTTTCGGGTGCCATCAAAATGGAAGGTGCGCCGTTTATAACGGGAACCGAAATGAAAATGGTTTTTTACAACGACGGGTCAAACAATTATTATTACTTTTTGGAAATATGATTTTGGCGCATTGGCATAAATTGAAGGAACAACAAGTCCCGCGGGGGATTTCTTTAGTCAAAACCGCAATGGCGTTTGACACAACGGGGGCGAATGTCACCATCACGGGCATTCAAAGTGGTGATTTTATTTTGTGGATTGCCGCGTCTGACAATGGTGCTAATAATTGGAACGATAATTTTCCAAATTCGGGAACCGAAATTTTGGGGATGAGCGGAACGGTTGACGGCATCGCGGGGTATTTTATTTCGTCGGGTACAAGTTACACCGTTCAAGGCGAAGGAACAGATTTTGAAAGTCATGGCTTGTATCACTATTCAGTTTGGCGCAATGTTAACCCAACAACGCCAATGGACGGAACCGCATCATTCGTTTATCATTTAATCGGCCAACAACCCGACCCGCCATCAATCACAACAAGCAACGACGGATGCGTGATTGTTTCGGGTTTTATGTTAGACGATGTTGATGGAACAAGCGCAACCGCAGATTCATCATACACACTTTTGAATAAGCAATTTGCGGGGGCGGGTGAACCAACATTGCACGTTATGTACAAGGAACAAACGTCAGCGGGAACAGAAAATCCCGCCGCGTTTAGTGGGGTGCCGACGTCAGACCGAAAACACGCGTTCACAATGGCATTGCGTCCCGCATAAATTTGATATAATTATATTTGCATCATGGCGGAATTGAACGAAAACACAAAGGTGACGATTGACATGAAAACGATTATTTTGGTCGTTTCGGGAATCGTGTCATTGACGACAATGTATTTTGCATTGCAAAAGGATATTGAATTGGCAAAACAATTGCCCGAACCCGAATTGACGCGGATGGAATATGATTTGAAAGATGAAATGGTTCGCAAGTCAATCATGCAGACGCAAAAAAAGGTTGAGGAAAATTCCGAAAAATTAGATGAAATTGATTCGAAACTTTTTGAAATCATAAACAAATGAAAAGGTTGTTTTTTGGCATAATCGTTTTGTTGTCTTTGAATGTGTATTCACAAGAATTCACCATTGTTCAAATCAATGCAAAATGGAACACAAAAAACAATTGGATTCCGGAAAAAGTTGAAAACGTAAATTACAAATTTGCATTTTTAGAAGACCAAAAAGGTGATATAAAAAACAAAATAAATGCCGTTCCGGTAGTGATAATGTATAAGGGAAACACGCCGATTCACCAATGGAATGCGGACATAAGTTTTGAAATCAATTTAAGTCGAAAAGAAATTTGTGAAATAATTAATAAATATAAATAACATGGGAAAAGCGAACGATAAGTTTCAACAATTCAAATCATGGTACAAATCAAAAACAATCATCGGTTTGGTCATTTCTTCCGTTTCTGCAATAATATATTCATTGACTTCGGGAAAGGTGGATATTCAAAGCGCGGCGGGTGAAATATTAAATGCCGATGACGTGGTTCAATCGGTTGATTCCATCATTGCATCGGTGACATTTTTTGTCGGTCAAATCGTTGCCTTGTATGGTCGCGTTACCGCGAAAGTAGGTTTAAAAAAATAACGTAATTTTGAACAAAATAAAATAATAAGATATGCCAACAACGGGGGTTTTTAATGGGACTAATTTGGTCATTCAAGTAGAAGGAAATTCAATCGGACACACGACATCGTGTTCATTAAGTTTATCAAATGATTTGCCGGAAGCAACCACAAAAGATTCAAGCGGTTTCGCTGAATACATTGCGGGTGTGATTTCGGGTGAAATTTCATTTGATGGATTGGTTGCTTACGACGACACCGCAAACGCAATCGAACTAAACGATTACGTTTTAGCACGAACGCAAATCACTTGTGTTTTTGGGACAACGGTGACGGGCGATGCGATTTACACGGCGGAAGGGTTTTTGAACAACGTTGAAACAACGGCGGAAATGGAATCACCCGTTAGTTTTAGCGGTTCAATTACATTAACCGGTTCAATCACTAAGTCAACAAATTAATCGATTAATAAATACATAAATACAACCCGTCTTTGCACGGGTTTTTTGGGTTATGAAAAACAAAAAAAGGTCATACTTGACAACTAAAATCGGCGGCAAAAATAGAACGTTTCACTTTTCAATGAACTTTTGGTCTGAATTCACCGAACAAATGGGGATTTCATTGGAACAAATCGGGGAAGCCTTTTCCAATGGCGTTTCCTTAAAAGCACTTCGTGCGATTGTTTATTCGGGACTTTTAGCCAATGACATGGAAAACGACAATCCGATTGATTACAACTTATTTAAGGTGGGTCAATGGATGGATGACATCACACCGGAACAAATCAACGAAATCATTGAAACCATGTTGCAGTCCCGAATATTGGGAAACGACATAAACATGGGCATTCAAAGAAATTCAAAAGAAGGTAATGCCCCGGAATCGGGAAACGACAATCCCGCGGGTTAACGTGGGACGACTTGCTTGATTATTACATCGGACAAGTGGGGATTGACCCCGATAAATTTTGGCGCAACACATGGCGCGAAAATCAATTATTGGGTGAATCGCACACCATCAAAATAAATCTTCAATGGGAACAAACCCGATATTTGGCAACCTTGATTCACAACGTGAATGTTGGCAAAAAAAGCCAAATGATAAAGCCGGAAAAATTGCTTCCATTGCCACAAGATGTTTATTTGAAAAACTTAAATTCGAAACCGAAATCAACACGAAAGCAGTTTGACGACTTCATGAAGCGGGTCAAAGAATCCGAAAAATCGGAAAGGATTCAAATTGTTAATTTTGCTAAAGAAATCAAGAATTAACAATGCAAGATTCGAATTTATACATAAATATTTTAGGGAATGTTGACGGACTAGTTAACGCGGTAAGGGTTACAAAATCCAACTTGGATTCCCTTAGTAATAGCCTTAAAAGAACCGGTGCGCGTTTGTCGCTTGGTTTAACGATTCCAATGAAAGCCGCGGTCATTGCTTCGGCAAAGATGGCGACAGACATGGAAGAATCATTGAACAAGGTCAATGTGGCTTTTGGGGAATCTTCCGATGAGGTCAAAAAATTTGCTAAAACAACACTAAGGCAATTCGGGATTGCAGAATCTTCCGCGCTTGAAATGACTTCTTTGTTTGGGGACATGGCAACCGGGATGGGAATGTCTAGGGAAGAAGCCGCAAAAATGTCAACCCAATTGACCGGTTTGGCGGGCGACTTAGCATCGTTTAAAAACATAAATATTCAAGAAGCCATGACCGCGTTGTCCGGTGTTTTTACCGGCGAAACCGAATCGTTGAAACGTTTGGGTGTGGTTATGACCGAAGCAAACCTTGAGCAATACAGACTTGAACAAGGCATCGGAAAAAGCGTCAAAAAAATGACGCAACAAGAAAAAATCATGCTTCGCTTGAATTACATTTTCAACGTCACCAAAAACGCACAAGGTGACTTTTCAAGAACTTCAGATTCAGCCGCAAACCAAACCCGAATATTTACCGAAGGACTAAAAGAATTATCGGCAAGTTTTGGTGAAATATTAGTGCCGATTTTAGCCGAAGTTGTTGGCAAATTGAATGATGTGATTCAAAAATTTTTAGGACTTGACAAGCAATCCAAAAAGGTGGTTTTAGTCATCGCCGCAATTATTGCCGCGGTGCCTTTGCTAATTACCGCGTTGGGTTTCTTATTGGCGCCAATTAATTTGATTGTTGCCGGGTTAGCCGCGATTGCGATTGTGGTTTATACGCAATGGTCTAAAATTGTGCCGGAAATTGTAAAAATTACAAATCGACTTATTGATTTATACAACACAAACTTGCAGATTCAACAATCGGTTGCTTTGATTAGAATCGGATTTTCTGTCGCTTTTGGCGCAGTCAACTACATGCTAAAAAACACCGTTGGATTATTGACTTCGTTTGTGAATACGATTATAAATTCAATCAAACTTTTTAATAGCATCGGCGAACTTATTATGCCATTGTATTCGGGAAAAACACTTGGCGAAGAAATCGACGCGGTGACTTCTTCATGGACTTCGTTATCCGATTCCATGAGCGATGGACTTTCGACATTCTTTGGTGTTTTCGATTCAAAAGAATATAGGGCGTCCATTGATGACGCTAAAAAGTATTTAGGTACGATTGGGAAGCCTTTAGAAAAGGTGACGACCGATTCCATCAATGATGGTATAAAAACCGGCGTAGAAGACATGAAAACGCGTCTATCGGGCGCGGTTGATGATATTGCCGAGGCGATTGGCTTAAACACGAAAAAAGTTGTTGAAGAAGGGGTCGTCGACGGAATGCAAGAAGGGTTTGAAAAAGCGGCGAATGCTTTATCGGGTGTTGCCCCGGAAAGTCCTAAAGGCAAGATTGACCCGGAAGTCGGAAAATACAATGACGGGATGGCATATCCGGAAGAAGAAAAGATTCCGGTTTTTGCGCTTCCAATTATTGATTTTGATGAGCAAAAAGCAGAAGAAGAAATCGACCAATTCATCAATGCTAATAAAAAACTTATTGAAGAATTCAAGGCTAAAAGGGAAGAATTTAAAGCCGTTACGGATTCAATGAGTGGAATGCTTGAAGCGTTTGTTGAAGACACTATTTTCACCATTGCCGAAGCCTTTGGAAAAGTCATTGGCGGAACTAGCGACGCTTTGTATTCTTTAGCCAATACGCTTTTGGTTGGGATGGGTAATTTACTGAAGTCATTTGGTAAACAATT